CAATAAGCCTAACATTCCTTCAATTGACGGATTGGCTACTGAAACTTATGTAGATACACAGATTAGTGCAATTGACATTCCCTCCGCTCTTTCTGATTTAACTACAGATTCTGCTCATAGACTTGTAACAGATACCGAAAAAGCGACTTGGAATGCAAAGTCTAATTTTAGTGGTAGTTATAATGATTTAACCGACAAACCCTCTATTCCCTCGATTTCTGGTCTTGCTACTGAGGCTTATGTTGACGAGGCAGTAAGCACTAAGGCTAACAACAATCATAATCATAATGATGTTTATTATACTGAAACAGAAGTAGATTCTCTTCTTTCTGCAAAATCTAATTCCTCTCATAATCACGATTCTTCTTATGATGCATTAGGCACCGCCGAAGCAAAGGCTAATGCAGTTCAAGCTAATTTAGATGTAGTAAGTGAAGATTTAGCAGAGCACATTGATAACGCTGATATTCATTTTACTGCTGCTGAAAGAACTAAATTAAGTGGTATTGCTGCTAATGCGAACAATTACACTCATCCTAATTCTGGTATTACTGCTGGAACATATAAGAGTGTAACAGTAAATGCTCAGGGTCATATCACTGCTGGTACCAATCCTACTACTCTTGCGGGTTATGGCATTACTGATGCTGAGTCTAAAGGTGCTGCAAATAGCGCTCTCGTTTCCGCAAAAGCATATACAGATGCTGAAATCGACACATTAAACGAAGCAGTTGCGATTAAGGCTAACGCTTCGGATTTAAGTTCTCATACTGGTAATACAACTGCTCATATTACAAGCACAGAGAGAACCAATTGGAATGCGGCAAAAACTCACGCAGACTCTGCACATGCGCCCTCTAATGCAGAACCCAACCAGAATGCTTTTAGTAATGTGGTAGTTGGTTCAACGACTATTTCTGCTGATTCGAAGACTGATACTCTTACTCTTGTAGCTGGTAATAATGTAACAATTACTCCTGATTCTACTGGTGACAGCATCACAATTTCGTCGGCTAATACAGTTTATACGCATCCTACCACTGCTGGTAACAAACATATTCCTGCTGGTGGTTCGAGCGGTCAGATTCTTCGTTGGGCTTCTGACGGCACTGCTGTTTGGGGAAATGACAATAATACTACTTACTCTAATGCAACACAGACTTCTTCTGGTCTTATGAGCGACACAGATAAGACTAAATTAGATGGAATTGCAGAAATTACATCGACAGAAATTCGCACTCTTTTTGCAAATTAAAACAAGAATAATTTAAATTAAGAATCTTCTTAAGGATAAATAAATGAAAAATAATAAAATGTACAAACAAATATTTTCACTTAAACTTGCAGGATATCTTATGATGAACGGTATTCCAATTAAAAGAATTCATCATAATTTAAAAATAAAAAATAAAGATGTTTATTTATTTGAGGATACGCCTGAATTAACAAAGTCTATGTTGAAATACAAAGAAATTATAGCGGACAAAGGAGAACAATATGCCAATTTTAACAAAAGAAGTTGAGGTTATACCTATTGGAAAATCAATTTCACATTATAAAAGTTTAGGATATGATGCAAAATATCGTCATCCTTTAATTGTAAAAGTTGAAGATTTGTCTAAACGAAGCGATGTAAAAATAGAAGTGTTGTGCGATATATGTAATAAAAATAAAATGATGGTTAGATATGCGGATTATACAACTACAATCGAAAAGACTGGATGCTATTCCTGTAAAGAATGTAGTGCCATCAAAATTGCTCAAACGAACTTAAAAAGATATGGAGTTCGAAATCCTCTTCAAAACAATGTTTTTAAAGAGAAGTCAAGGCAAACTTGTATAAATTTTTATGGGGTTGATAAACCATTAAAACTAAAAGAATTCCAAGAAAAGATGAAACAAACATGTTTAGAAAGATATGGGGTTGAATATGCTTCTCAGTCTAAAGAGATTCAAGAAAAAATCAAACAAACATGTTTAGAAAAATACGGCGTTGAAAACGCTGGAATGTCTAAGAAATCCAAGGAAAAACAATTAAAAACATTTCGTGAACGATACGGCGTTGACAATCCAATGGAACTTCAAAAAATTAAAGATAAAATAGCAAATATTTTCAATGAACGATATGGAGTAGATAATCCGTTTAAATCGCCAGAAATCAGAGAAAATATTTCTAAGTCATACTATCAAAACGGCACTCAAAAAACATCAAAGCAACAATTATATTTGTATAATTTATATGGTGGCGAATTAAACTACCCTATTAAATATTATGATGCAGATATTTGTTTACCAAATGAACGCATTATTATAGAATTTGATGGTTCTGGGCACGATTTGAATGTCAAATACGGACGATTAACACGAGAAGAATTCAATCAAAAAGAGATTATTCGTAATTGCGTTATTAAAAGAGAAGGTTATAAGCAAATAAGAATAATCTCAAAAACCGACAAACTTCCAAATGACGAAACTTTACTTCGAATGTTAGATGAAGCAAAAATTTATTTTACAACAACTAATCATACTTGGGTAAATTATGATATTGATAATTCAAGGATGATAAATGCAGAAAACAAATGTGCGAATGGCGTTTTTTATAATTATGGCAATTTGTACAATGTAAAAGGTCATAAAACTATAAAGGAGGTTTCATATGGAAACTAAAATTTTTACAAATGAAAGCCTGACAACTCTTGTTGATGAAATTAAAAAATATACAAATAACGCTGTCTCTACGAAAGCGAATATTTCCCACAATCACACTATCTCTAATGTCGATGGTTTACAAAGTGCCTTAGACAGCAAGGCGGTAAGTGGTCACGACCACAATGATACTTATTATACTGAGACAGAAGTTGATACTCTGCTTTCTGGCAAGGCTAATTCAAGCCACACTCATACTATTGCTAATATTACAAACCTTCAGACTACATTAGATGGTAAAGCCAACACGAGCCACGGTACTCATGTATCTTATTCGACAACTACTCCTGTTATGGATGGTACTGCAAGTGTTGGTACCGCTTCTACTGTTGCTCGTTCCGACCATAAGCATCCTACCGATACTTCTCGTGCGGCACAGACAAGTTTAGATTCTCATACATCTAATAAATCGAACCCTCACGGCGTTACACTTGCACAATTGGGTGTCACGGCTACGGCTGCCGAGTTAAATGCATTAGATGGTATTACTGCGACAGTTACCGAGCTCAATTATGTTGATGGAGTAACTTCTAATATTCAGACACAGTTAAATAGCAAAGCTGCAAGTTCACATAATCATGCTGCTACAAATATTACATCTGGAACTCTGTCTTCGGATAGATTACCTACCGTTCCGATTTCTAAGGGTGGTACTGGTGCAACAACGGCAACAGCAGCTTTGACTAATTTAGGAATTACCGCGACTGCTACTGAACTTAACTATGTAGATGGTGTTACATCTAATGTACAGACTCAGTTGAATAATAAAATGGACAAGACTCCGACCAGTATTGAGTTAAATCAGAGCGGTTCACTCAAAGGTTATGGTGGTTTTATTGATTTTCATTATTATGATGCGAATGGCAATGCAAGTACCAATACCGATTATTCCTCTCGCATTATTGAAAGTGGTGACGGAACTATATCTGTTAACGATGTAACATTTAAACGAGGTGACAAAATGGTTACGGCAACTACATTTAATGGAACAACATTCTCTGGCAGTGGAGTAGCCACTGTTTCTGAAGTAGAAACATATCTTGGTATTTAATAGAAAGGGGAAATGAATTATGGCGGCAGTAAAAGACAAAATTGTTACAGTCGAATCGTTAGCGGCTGTACACACACATAATCAAGACACATATATGACTAAATCTGACCCTACTGGTGTTGGCACTATGACAATGACTGGTGGTGGTAATTTTTCTGGTATTGTCAATGTTGGTTCTTTAAAAATAGGTGGTGCAACACTTGAATATGATTCAACAGATGGTGTTCTCAAAATTACATTTGCTTAATAATGCTTGGAGGTGATTGATTTATGGCAGCACCAAGCGGAATTGTTTGGGGTGGTATTGTTGGCGGTTATGGGCGTATTGGTATATATGTTAAACTGACTAATACAAATACTCAAACGACAAGACATACCGAAGTGTGGTTTTGGAGTAAATATTCGGTAGACGACTCTAATAACACACTTTATTATAATGACAATGCAACAAGTGCAACTACATCTGTAGGGGCAGTAAATATTAATACAACCGTTGCTTCTGGTAGTGGATGGTCTACTTCGAACCAAGTTAAATTAAAAGAATACGATTATACATTTACGAGAGGAACAAGTTCTTCTAAACGATATGTAGCTGCTAAACTCACGAACATTGATAGAGTTGGCGGCACAATGACCGTTAATACAAGTTATACTATTCCTGCTTTGACAAAGTACACAGTATCTTATAATGCTAATGGCGGCAGTGGAGCACCTGCTTCTCAGTCGAAATATTATGGAAAGACCTTGACGCTATCCAAAACAAAACCAACTCGTACAGGATATACGTTTAAAGGGTGGGCGACCTCTGCAAGTGGGAGTGTAGCTTATGCATCAGGTGCAAGTTATACAGCAAATGCTAATGTTACGCTTTACGCTGTATGGCAAGCAGTTACATATACCGTTAAGTATAATGCTAATGGTGGCACGGGTGCTCCGTCTAATCAGACAAAAACTCATGGTGTTACATTAACGCTTTCTTCTACAAAACCGACAAGGGCTTCTATGATTGAAGATGGCGTAACGACAACATATACATTTAAAGGTTGGGCAACAAGCTCTACTGCGACAACTGTTTCGTATACTGCTGGAGCTAAATATACGGCTAATGCATCTGTAACTTTATATGCGGTATGGAGTACGGCAACAACAATTACTGAATATGATGTAACTTACAATACCAATGGTGGTACTGTAGTTAATTCGCAGATTAAACAGAAAAATGTAACACTTAAATTAAGAACTACAATTCCCACTAAGAATGGATATACTTTTGCAGGTTGGGGTCTTTCGGAAGATACTACAACGGTTAGCTATGCAGCAGGAGCAAATTACACGGCTAATGCCGATATTGTATTATATGCAATTTGGACACCTTGGACACATACAGTTAACTTTAATATAAATGGTGGAACTGGCACTGTTCCATCAAGTTTTACTAAAACAACTGATGTTGATGTAATGATTCCAGAAGCCAATATTTCAAAAGCAAATTGTGTTTTTAAATGCTGGTCTACAAGCGCAACGGGCTCAGGTGGTACAAACTATTATATTGGCGACGCATATGACGCTACTAAAAACGGTGGTTCTGTAACTTTATATGCTATTTGGAAGGAAAAGAAAATCTTAATTTATAAAGCTACTAAGAGTTGTGAAGCTGTTGAATTTGTAGAAACCGATGAAGTGGTTGGTTTTGAAAATACAGGTACGGTATATGCTTCTGAATTCATAGAAGATGATAGCTTAATTTTAGGTAATTCAAGTTTTCATTTTGGAGAAATAATTGAAAGATAAGAAAGGTGGTTTAATATGGCACAACTTAAAGATACAACAATTGATGGCGTATTAGAGGTTTCCGATAAAATTATTATAGACACTGGCAAAGATATAGCTGGTATTCATCCTACAACTGGAGAGGCTCAGAGCTTGATTAGCATGAGTTCGTCTGGCAATACTATAGTTGGTTATCACGGTTACGCCAATAGAAATGGTAATGCACATATTTACGGCGAAGATGTGCTTCATTGTATTGCATCGGCTGGAAATACAAGTTATCGCCCCTATTATCGTGCTGGCGATAGCGTAAGTCTTAACTTTAGAGGTTCAGGTTATGTTACTAATTCAAGTCAAGATGTAACCTTTTTAGTTCCTTTTGCTTCTCAAATCATAGGAAATCCTACAGTTACCGCAAGTAGTGTGAGTGGACTTACTTTACGACAGGGTAGCAAATATACACACGGCTCAACTGCATCTACACCAGTAAGCCCTAATAGCTATACTACAATTTTAATCAAAGATGTTGGGGTTGTTGTAACGGCGAAATTTTCTACAACTACAAATGCGACAAACAATGACGCAACTGGCGTTTATTGGAGTGGCACTATAACATTCTCGTAAGAAAAATATAAAAAAATAAATTTATAGAATAAAGGAGATATAGATATGGCACTTTATAAGGAAATTAGACAGGAAGATGGAGTTAGAACTAATTATCATCGCATTTTATTTGTTCAGCAGACAGTGAACAAGCAGAACTCTATTGCTGTTTTATCTTATACGGATGAAGAAGCAAGGCAGTTTGAACAGAACGCAGAATATCAGCCTTATCGAAAATCAGTAACATACGAAGTCGCATATAATCCAACAATGACGGTTGAAGATGCTTATGCATATTTAAAGACATTAGATGTATTTGTTGGGGCGACAGATTGTTAAAATTATAAATATATAAATTAAGGACACTTTTTGGTGTCCTTTTTTTTACGATTTTTATTTATCGTTATAAATCGGTAGAACCTCTATCACTTCCTCCACTCTACATTCGAGATGTTGACATATATTATCTATTGTTTCTAAAGAAACATACTCTCCCTTAGTCATTTTAGCAAGAGTAGCAGAACTGAAACCAACTGCTTCTCGTAATTGAGTTTTGGTCATGTCTCTATCCAATAATAATTTGAATAATGGCTTATAACTAATAATACTAAAGACCTCCCTTCCCCTCCCTCAAACCTCTTCCCTATCGTTTGTTATACATTATATCATATGGTTTACCTTATTTGATATGTAGTTTAAGATAATGTATAATATATTTAGAAACATAAATATTTTATTTGTTAGAAAGAACATTGTTTTTTCTTTTAATCTTAAATGATTTGAGTTTTGCATTGTTCTTTTCTGCAACTAAAATACCTAATGTTTCAAAAAATTTTTCAATATTCATAGCAACACCTCTATTTGTTTGTTATACTATATTTATTATATTGTATAACCTTATATGTTACTATGAGAAAAAATTGGTAAGGGATGATGCGTATGACCACATTTGACAAAGAAAGAAAAATCAAAAGAGCCTTTGACACAAGTAAAGTAATCAGAACAGCAGCTTACATTAGGGTGTCAACAGATGAGCAAGCAAAACACGGTTTCTCTATTGAAGCACAGAAAGAAGGTTTACAGAAATATGCAGACGAACACGGTTATAGAATTGTAGATTGGTATATTGATGATGGTAAGTCTGCTCGTAAGAAAACAAGTAAACGGAAAGAATATTTGAGACTAATTGAAGATGCTAAAAAGGGCAAATTTGAAATGATTATTTTCAAGTGTTTAGACAGATGGTTTAGAAATATCAGCGAGTATTACAAGGCGCAATCTGTTTTAGACGACAAAGGTATTGGTTGGGAATGTAGCGAAGAAGATTTTGATACAACCACTCGTGATGGTCGTTGGAAGCTTCATATTTATCTTATGTTAGCGCAAGACGAAGCTGACAAAACAAGTGAGCGTATCAACTATGTGTTTGCACATAAAATTCAAAATAGAGAAGCTATATCTGGTTCTCAACCATATGGTTTTAAGGTAAAAGAGATAGATGGTATTAAAAGGGTTGTTAAGGATAAAACCGTATCTCATATTGTTGATGATATTTTTGATAACTTTGAATTGTTTAACTCCAAAAGAGCGGCACTATATTTTGTACAAGATAAATACGACATTAAAGTGGAATATAAGTTGATAAGCAATATATTAACCAATTCGTATTATTACGGACATTATCGTGGTGTAGATGATTATATTTGGGGTGGTAGTTATATTACAAAAGAACGCTATGATAGAATTCAAAAAATGTTGAAGAAAAATGTTAAAGCTCGTAAAAATAAAAAGAATCAAGATTATATTTTTAGTGGATTATTGGTTTGTAGTATTTGTGGTTGTAAACTGTCTGCTCATTCTAGTCGCTTCCCTTTGGCAGATGGTAGCGAAAAGACATATTTGTTTTATAGATGTAACAGGTCTGCTATGGCTAACAAATGTACATCCAGAGGGACATTTAGTGAAATTAAATTAGAGCAAAAGTTAATACAATCAATTGAAGAAGAAATTGAAGATTACATTTGCGAATATGAATTGGATATTAAGAAAGAAAAGAAACCACAGATTGACACTAAAAGCATAAAAGAAGAAATACAACGGTTAAATATTTCTTGGCGTAAAGGCAGAATGGAAGAGGCAGAGTATGATTATGAGTTTGAACGATTGCAAAAGAAGTTGCAAAAGGCTCAAGAAGAACTTCCAGAAAAACATGATTTGACTCCTTTATATGATTTTTTGAATAGTGGCTGGAAAGATATTTATGATACTCTAACTTCTGTTGAAAAAAGAGCATTGTGGCGTTCGGTAATTGATGAAATAAAAGTTGATGTGTTGAACAAAGAATTTAAAATTAAGTTTATATAAACCCATTTTCAAATGGGTTTAAAACTTACCTATACTTTGCTTAACATTCCTGCTCCAGTTGGAGCATACTATTTAAACAAAATTTTTAAATGAGAGAAAACAGCTTTAAATGCTGATATAATAGGCTTAAGGAGTGATTCATATGGGTAATAATAGAGACTTATTTAATCTTGCAAAGAATTATGTAATGGTTTTTGATTTGTATGCAAGAGCTAGGGTAAACAATGAAGAGTTTGCAGAAGAAATGGATAAGATAAGAAATGAGGTTTTACAAAAAGGATATAACATTGATAAATTTGTCGAGTATCAAGATTTATATCGTAAATTGAGCGTTGCCGAGTATTATGAATTCATCAAAACATTAGACTAATTCTAATTAGGAGTGATTACATCATGAAAAACAACACAAGAGCTATGATTTATTTAAAAGAGAATGACCGAAAAGCAGCACAAAGACTACTTTGCATGTTTCATGCTACTGATTATGAATATGAAGTATTGGGCGAAACAACCAACCTTGAGGAAGTAAAAGATTGTGATGTATTATTAGTCGCATCTGCATCTGTTTTAACTAGAGACAGAATAGAATATGAAAAGATTAAAAAAGAATTGAATGAGAAGAAAGGAATTAAGATTGAAGTGTCTGGAGAAAATGGCAGAGCTGGAGATTATCTTGAAATGATGATGCAAATGTCTCGTCAAGGTCGCATTTAAAAGTATTGATAAAGTATCATTGCGATGTTATAATCTTTTAAGCACTCACAACACTATGTATATACGCAAAGAAGTCCTTATAGATTGTTTCTATAAGGACTTCTTTTTTTACGATACTGGATGTACGAGCAGCATTGATGTTAATATCTAATATTAAGTATATCCAGTGATTAAATGTTTATGCTTTAAAATTAGGAATGATTCCTAATAAGGATTAATCAACCTTGTCGTAATATTCATTAAGCATTTCTTTAGTTAAAACTCCAATGCCGCTGTTAATCTTTTTGGCGATATAATATCCGTCTTCTACAATGGCACCGTGAGGAAAAATAAATAGCTTATCTTTGTTATCAACCTTATCAAAGTGGACTACTGTTCCATTTTTAATTGCTTCAACAAACCAATCAGGCACATTTTCTTCATTAAAATTGCCATTGTATTTGAATACTTCTATTTCTTTGCTAAACTTCGAAAATTCTTTTGAACTTTTAATTCTATACTTACTCATATTTACCTCTTAAAATCTCATTTTTATGCGGTCATATGATTGACTCATACGGTCATATGACCGCATAATCCAATCGCTTGAATTTTGATAATGTTTTTTATTATTGACTAAGATGCCACTTTTGTTTATTATTGTAAATGTTATTTTTATAACATTATTAGTTGTTAATCACATAACTCTTCTTCAATTTCTTTAATCCTTCGGTCTAAATACCATCGAGCCTTCTTTAAATCCTGCACCATCTTTTCTTTATCAGTCTTGTCGGCAGAATGTTTCTTGCCAGCCCTTGATACATATTTCACTACATTGCCAAGACAAAATCCCAAGTTTTTATCTTCAATATAATCAATGACTTCAATTTTGCTATCTGCATAATGCTGTGGTTTTTGAACATCATCATAAGTAATAGTAATATTATCTTGTGCCATTATCACTCTTGCTCCCTATCTTTATTGTAAATATCATATCTTTCGTGGATGTTTAAAAGATTACAGTCGCTATGTTTTTTACAGAAACCTTCCCACCATCCACAACTCTTGGGATATTCAGGACAGCCGCCACGATAAATGCACTCTCTAACACATCTACTATGCAATTCGGGTTCAAACTCTTTAACTGCAAGTAGTACTTTATTCCAAAATTGCCTTGTTTCTTTTGATGCAGAAGTGCACTCTCTTTTTCTTGTAATGTTTATAAAACTTTGAAAATTACCATCAAATCTAACGCTATTAGGCGTATTTCTGTTAGGTACTTCATCATATGTAGCTCTGTCATATCTTAGTGAGGATACAAAGGGGGTAAAACCAACATTGTGTCTTACGAGATGTCCAATAACAAATGACGGCACATTATAGCAATTAATAATTAGTCTACCAGTTCTAATAGGTGAATGTTCAGATAATAAAATATCACTTTTCCATTTTGAGTTCGGATATTTACCTGTGTTTTTGCCGATTGTAAACATTGCATCATCTTTGATTTCTTGCCACATATCTTCGTGCCACTTAATTTCTACTGTCATTTTCGATAAATCCATATATTAAATTATCTCCTTTAAAAATTTTGACCCTGTACTTTTCAAAAAGTCTTCAATTAATCTGCTTTCGTCTTTACTCTTACTAAACGCCATAACATTAATTGTATGTTCGCCTTTTCTTGTATAACCATCATTTGCTATATATTTAATTTTATGTTCTGCAAGATAATTACATAAGTTTTGAATGTCATTCAGATTATGAGATGTAATAACAAATGTCCATTTTGCAGCCTTCTTAAAACGAGAACTGATTACAAATGCCACATAATTACCAACACCCGAAGAGAGTGATACTATTATTATCGCTAACAATGTATTGTCCTCGATTACTTGGTCGATTACCAAATAAAATATCAGTTGCGAAATAACAACTAATATAGATGATATAATTTTTTGTTCTTTATAGGTAGATATGCTTTTAAAAGTAAGTACAATATTATCTAAAATTTTGATGATAGCTAAAAAAATATATCCAACCATTATTATCTTTTACTCTTTCTATTAATATAAATACCGTTTGCGATATTCTTCGAGTAGCGCTGATACAACTAATTTTTGTTTATCAAATTTAATACGAAGATTATTTCTTTTTCGTATTTCTTTTTTAATAACTTTCAACAACTTTGTTTCATTCCAACGCTTATTAATTTTTACCATTTTTCACTGCCTTCTACAACATCAAATTCTTTCAAAAGACACTCATCGCATATTTCTTCACCGTAATAATTATATAATGTAGCTTCCTCTCCGCATCTATCACAATAAAAGTGAGTTACATTTCTATGAGGGCAACCAAAACCTAAACAATGAAGACCAACATCCTTACAGCCAACACATTCATTCTCAATTTTTCTCATAAAATCATACCTCTTAAAACAAATTAATAGTCTTGAGATTCAAAAGGAATATATGTATCATAATAATCATTGCTTATTATCACTTCATATTCTTTGTCTGTACCGTCATATCTGTATATTGCTACATACAAGTTGCCTGTTTGCATCAACCACGCAAACTCATCTTTGTGCTTTCGCAAATAATCTATACCTCGATGAATTTCTTGCTTAATTCGTTCATTATTGCAAACATCAACAGCTTTAACCTTTGCAGATGTATGAAAGAAATGCGTAGGAAATTCAATATTATCTCTTGTTAATGTGATTGCCTTCTCGTTTTCTTCGAGCATATTGTCATTGCCACATAATGGACAATCTAAATAAACGCAACCTAAAGCGCCTATTCTTAAATCGCTCTCTTCATATTCCAATTCAGAACCACAGTTTTCACAGGTTAGCTTACGAGGATAAGGCTCGAATTTAACCTCTGTTTCGTTTGTAGATTTTGCATAATTATCTTTTAATATTTTCATTTTATATTTTATACCTCCTGTTTATTTGCATTCTCTTCCCAATCAATCATTGCGATGTTACTTGCCGTCACTTCGTTATTTAATAATCTTTCTTTATTTTCAAAATTGTCCCAAATAACATCTGGGACAACCATCTTTATTTTCATTGGTCTTTTGTCGTTTTTAATTTGTTCAGCCATTTGCATGAAATTTATCATCAATATTTCTTTTGGCGCTTGTGCCGTTTGTTTTTTAATCAACTTATCCTTCGAATAAACTTCAAAAACAACATTATAAAAATCAGAAAAAGCGAACATAGCAACCCTCCCTTATGACCGTTTATTTCTTGCATACTTTTCGTTTGCTTCTTTGTTTGATTTTCTTACTGCATTTAAAAAGCATTTCCAACTACAAGTATATCCTCCAGTGGCAATATACTTTGTGTCATCATTGGGTTTAAATTCTTTGCCGCAAACAGGGCAAGTAAGAAATCCTTGTTCATTGACAAGTTCTGGTATAGAGTAATTTATCATATTATGCTCCATTTAAAATTTTAAAATTATTGGTGTCGGTAGTGGGACTTGAACCCACACGCCTTTCGGCAATAGATTTTGAGTCTACCTCGTCTGCCTATTCCAACATACCGACATATTGGTGCTACTGACGGGAATCGAACCCGTATGGTGTTATACCGCAGGATTTTAAGTCCTGTGCGTTTGCCTGTTCCGCCACAGTAGCATATGGTACTCGGTACGGGAGTCGAACCCGTGTTACCGCCGTGAAAGGGCGGTGTCTTAACCACTTGACCAACCGAGCATGTTGGTGAAAATCACACATATTTCCAATGATATCCACCAACAGTTTGAAGATGACCATTGCAACAACTTGTTAAGTTTCCATAATTAACATGCATTTTTTCACTTGCTTCTTTTACGCTATCAAATATTGTGTTTAATTCAATGCACAAAATCTTCTTGTATTGCGCCTTGGCTTTTCTTGCAATTCCAGTTCCATATCGTACATTTTCCAATCGTGTTGCCCATTCTAAATTGGATAAACGATTGTCTTGCTTGTTTTCATTTTTATGGTTGACTTCCATTGTGTCAGAATTACAAATCGGTTCAAAAGCCAATAACACAAGTCGATGGCATTGCAAGACCATGTTTTTATTTTTATCTCTTAGGTGTACCGTAAGATATCCATATTTATTTAAATGCGGCGTTAATAACTTGCCTTCTGGATTTTGTTTAAAAGACATAAATCTTCCTTGGTTACTAACTCGATATCCTTCCCAGCCATCAATGTCTTTCCAAATTTCTTCCAAATTAACAAACCTCGCTTCCATTAATATATAATTGGTGCGCCTAGTGGGATTTGAACCCACGACCCATAGATTAAAAGTCTATTGCTCGTACCGAACTGAGCTATAGGCGCATATTGGTTGCAAGGCATTTCCTCCTTGCATAGAGGGCTTTTCATCTCTTATATATCCGCAAATATATAGCTCTATTGTAATGTTAATTACTCCAACAACCGCCATTGATAAGTAGCGATACGGTATTTTTTGATGCTCCGCAGCCTCACACATTGACATCTCGACCTTTTATATGCCGCATATCGGTCAGCGGCAATCTTTGTTGTTGGCTTTAAATTACATCAGGTGAGCAGTTTCAATCTCACGCAGCTTCAATGGATTTCACAGCCTTGGTTTTGTAGTGCCTTGCGCTACAGCGAGAGTTGACCCTCCGAGTGTTCCATTAAGCGAAGCTCTTATTGTCTTAGTGCCTATTAATGCTTGGCTACTGATGTATAACGGAAACGCCATTATTGACGAAACCTCGACTCTTTCCACGCTGGGTCGGAAGAGTATAAATTTCTTGCTTAGGCAACCCAAGAGAAGGTTATGGGGAACATCCCCATTAATAGCCAACTGATGTCCTTTCGGACTGGTCGAGATAACAGGAGTCGAACCTGCTTAACCTTGCTCCCAAAGCAAGTGGGTAGCCGTTACCCTACATCTCGATTTGGCTGGGTGTACTGGATTCGAACCAGTGAAGTGCAGGAGTCAAAGTCCTGTGCCTTACCGCTTGGCGAACACCCAATATAGAACCGCCTGTAACGGTTTGTTCTTTATAGCAAGAACAAGGTTGAATTTCACTTTACATCCAAGTATTTAACACTATATATTTATCTGTTATCGCATTTTTCAGCAAATAACCAAGGATAAGCATTTGCCTTTGTCAACCACGATATACCAAAGAAAGACAAGGCAATCATTTCAACAAGCCAAATCTGAATATGGAACGAAGGTAATAAGAGAATAGCAAAAGCGCCAATCATACCCACTCCGCAAATTCGGTAAATCACATTTCTTACCTTTTTCTTTTCCGTCATATTCCCGCCACTCTTCGTAAACTGAAACAAGGATACATAAGCAAGTATAACGAAAAAGCATATTGCAGATATATTGTGTATTGCTGAACTTATATCAACAGGAACTTGAAATGTACCAACTTTTTCTGTATTAGTCCAACACGGAAACAAGCAAATCAACAAACCGAAAATTCCTGCTATCGTATTCAGAATATCATCAATCTTGTCGTATCCATCATAGAACATCAACATAACGGAAGCGGCACCAAGAACTATCATAAACACTGCTCCTGCGTGTGTGTAATATGTTGATGATATAGAAGATGGAATTCTCCATAAAATTAATGCGACAATCCACGGCAACGAAAAAGCCAACCAACCGATAAAACATCTTAAACGAGTTGTATTAATCATTTTATTAATCCTCTCAATATATATTATTTTTATATTTTATAACCTTATTTGTTATGTAAATTGGAATATATCTTTATACTTCCTCTTGACTGTATATATTATATCACAATAATATTTACTTGTCAATAGGTTTTTTGAAATTTTTTAAAAATTTTTTATTTTTTATTTTAGTTGTTTTCGTGGGCAGCAATAATCTCTTTTAATGTTCTCGGCGTCCAGTCAACATACGGCAGTGCAGCACCAACATTATAGGCGGCGACGGGTGGACAATCGGTATACCCCTTCAAAGTCTTGTCTTTGAAAAAATCATTTACATATTGTAAAGATTGCCTATATACTTCCCATTCATCTGTCATATGTAGATGTCCGTAAAGATGGATAGTTCCTTTGTGTTGTCCGTTCCAAAATAGGATTGGATAATGACATAGAACCAAGTTATGATTAAGTCCATTATAGTTGTCGGTAATCTCTTTATACGGTGTGATTTCTACAAATAACTGTCTCAGTCTATTATCTTTTAATTTTTCATGATTACCTTGAATCAAAATCTTATTGCCTTTGAGAGTGGAAATAATTTCACAAAGATATTCATTATCTTTATTGCCGCCTTCTCGACCAATATCACCAAGAATATAAACATTATCATTATTATGAACTACTGCATTCCATCTACTTTTAATTATTTGGTCGTGTTTTAAAGTTTTACCCTCGTATTTATTCTGACAACCAAAATGGGTGTCGCTAATATAATAATTCATTTCTTATCCTTTTTTAATTATTTACCATTTAAAATTAGAATTTTAGTTGGTGCTTCCAAAACCGCCAATTCTCACATTGTCAGTGTTGCCGTTATCTGCTCTCAAAAACTTAAAAAACGCACCTTGAGCAATTCTATCTCCTTTATGAATATCTTGCCAATCATCGCTAATATTCTTTAAGAAAATGCCGATATTTCCATCGTTACTCTCATTAGAATAATAATCTTGGTCAATCCAGCCCTGTGTGTTTGCAAGCATCCACTTGCCGCCCATAGAACTGCGAACATTAAGGATTAAACATTCGTCATCCTGCATATATGCTTTTACATCAGTCCATACTTTTACAATGGCGTCTGGAGGAATCGCATAATTATTATCATTTGCATAAAAATCATATGCCATTGCCTTGCTAGTACCTGCGGTTGGTAGTATTACATCGCCATTAGTTTTTCTTTTCTCGTCAATTACAACTTCAAAGCCTCTAATCTTTTCCATTTTATTTCTACCTTTCTTTAATAAACTACTCAATTATTAAAGTATATAAGCCACAGTGACATTCGCCAGATATACCTTCTGTGATTCTGTCTCTGAACTCTTTACACATACATTTATTGTCTTCATTAAAAACAATAGCGCAAGCACAATGTCCATTGTTTTCTTTTATTTTTTCACGAATCTCTTCAACTAAAACTTTGTTCGAATTTGTTACTATTTTAATCATTGATTTTATCTTCTTTCCAGAATTTATATGTAATATCGTTCCATTTATTTTCACGCCAATTCCATCTAAACATTTTTTGATTGGTATTTGGATTGTTAAGACTGCCATAAGCATTATCATAATGTCCTATTTTACAATAATCCAAATTACCCAATACTCTAATATTAAGATTGCTCATGGAGTCAGCACCAGTATACAAGGCGGTTTTTAATTTATGTTGCTTAATTTGAATTAATAGGTCGGTTAATTCTTTTTGGTTTTGGTCTCCTCCCATAAAGCAAACACAAGTAATAAGACCTTTATATTTTTCAATTAAACCACCTAAATCATCAGAGATATAATTGCCTTTATATTCCCATAAATATTTGCTGTGGCAACCCACACATTTGTATGGGCAGCCACTAATATTAATTACAAGTGTTACTTCATCAGGAACTTCTTGAAATACAATACTATATCCAAGATATTTTAATTTATTATTCATAATATCTCTTCTTTGCTTCTTTTTGACGAGCTTCGGAAAATGCCGATACCCTCTTAAGATATCCGATAACTCTGGTAAGATAATCAATGTTCTCACTGCCACACTTTTCACAATGGTTCATTCGATGCTTGCTGATGTGTCCACAATTATTGCAAATAGTGTTAGGGATATTAAATGTGAAATACGAACATCCAGTTTTAATGGCATCAAGCAAAAGAATTTTATACTGTTCTTTGGTTAAATGCTCGTTAAGATTGGCGTGAAGAGCACTACCACCATCAAGATACTTTGTAAGCTTTTCGCCGTGAAGAATAAATTTATCTACCGTATTGGTTCCTTCGTCTTCTACCAAATAGAAGTAACTATTATAGCAATCCCTTGGAACAAAATAACCATCTTCTTTATCCCATTTAGCATTCTTAACACCTAAATTTTCTGCTGGAACAAATTCTGTGTTAAACATTAACTCGTTGGTTCTCTCTGCCTTGTTAAGTTCGTAAATTGGCTTAAGTATCTTTTCACCATATTCAAAATACTTTGCATTTGTAGAAATATCAATGCCAAGAAATTCAGCGCCCTCTACAAATCCGTTGATGCCAAGAGTTAGGAACTGTTTATCCATAGCTATATAACCAGCATCATAAACAGGGAGTAGCTTTGCTTTAAAATTATCCATCATAATTTCGTTAAACGCCTTGAGATAGCAATGAACTTTCTTAACTTGTTCCGTTACAACTGCAGAAATATCTCTACCTTCTTTTGTGGCATTCTGAACAAGTCTGTTAATATTAATAGTGATAACACCCTTAGAACCCGTTGATACACCACCTGCTCCAAGAGTAAACGAGAAGGTGTTGTCTTGAAGTTCATTGCGAAGTCTACAACAACTTGCAAGCGAATCAACGCTTCCGCTTCTATATGTAAAGAACGAGTGACCCTCACTGTACATTTCAGCAGCAAAATCAAACCATTCATCGTCAACATATTTGTTGCCATCATCTAAAAGGTTCATTGTTTCAACAGGGAATGTAAGAGGCGTCTTCAATCTCTCTGCGTTAAACCATTTCATAAATCTTTTCTGAATCCACTTTACGCTTTCCCACTGCGGCTCTGTGTCATCGGGGAATATAAATTCGTGGAAAATACCATCAAAATAATTCTTATCAAAGTAAGCTATGTTCCAAAAGACTGACTGGAAGTTTCTTGCGGCTGCGGGCTGATTCAAAGAATAAACAACCTGACTAAATTTGTCGGTGATAACCCTATCAATCGTCTTAGGTCTATTGCCAGTCGTCACAGTCTTATCGGCATTTAAATAATAGTCATCGCCATATTCTTTTCTAATAAAATAATCTAAATATGTAAGAAATTCTGGCGTTGACACTGCGCCAGCGAACTGCGAAGCAATGGCGAATACGAGATTGATGAATGTGCCACAAAAAGAATCAAGGTTTCGAGGAGGCTCAGAAAGACCGCCAATAGACTTAAGTCCTTCAAATAAGAACGGATACATTGTAATGGATACACAGTACGGCATAATGCTTGTTTCGTCATGCTTGTAAATTTCGTGTGATTCAAGCTGACGGATGTATTCCATAGCCATATCTTCACCATACATTTCAGTGAGCTTATTAATCATCAGCAATCTGTTCGTACCAATAATATCCCTTTTAATAAGTTCACCCTGCATAGTGGTGATGTTTTTGCTTTCTACATTAGCATTAGAATCAACCTCGCTACCACTAGATGCATTTGTTGCCTTTTTATACTTGTTAATAAAATTTATGTATTTTTCATAACTACTATATTTCGCCATATTTTATCGCTCCTTAATCCATTCAACCGCTTCCTTAAAGCCATAAGCTACGCTGTCAACCTCAAGTATTGGAGCAGTTTTGAATCCCTTTTGTACCATAAGGTCAATATCATTAACCTCTTCAAACTCAATATTGCTCTGCTTTAATTTCGCCTCAAGCACTTTACACTTTGGGCATTTTGTCGAATATAATACAATGCTCATAGTTTTTCTCCTTTTATAATTTTATCAATTATTGTTATTACTCTAATAATAGCCAATAAAATTCAATATATTACTGAATTTCTTTTCACTGAATTTAAATTCAACTTAAAAATACTTAAAAATAAACGAATTTATCTTTGACTAAATAACTATCACATTTAGAGAAATTAACATTGGTCTGTCTTGTGCAGTTTTCAATATCCCTCTCCATGCAGTAATCCTCATCGTAGTCATAAAACTGACAAGTGCGACATTTGATTTTGCATTTATTATTCTTCTTGTTTGACTTCTTTTGAGTTGACTTCTTATCACTCATGTCTACTTTTGTCCTTTCTTTATTTTTTATAACTTTATTTATTAGAGTTTCTAAAAATATTGGTTGACTTTAGAAACTCTAATTTATTACGATAATATTATACACTATTTAATCTTTTTTGTCAATAGTTTTGTCGAAATTTTTTAAAAGTTTTTGCATAAAAGTATGTCTAACGAGGTTTGCCTTTTTCTTAACGGCTTGATTTACACTTTGCAAAGTACCTAAATGATATAATTTTTCTTTCATTCGTGTAAGTCCAACATACAACAGATTGGAATTTAACATAAAAATGTGTGATTGTGGACTACATAAAATTACCGTTTTAAAACCGCCGCCCTGTGATTTATGAATTGAGATAGCGTAGCCTAACTTAACCATATTCATATCATTTCTATAATACTTAACACGAACACCGTTAAAATCGGCAATCACATATGTATTATAAATTTCTTTTATAATGGCAGTTTCACCGTTTGCTACAAATGCTGTCTCTGGTTTGTCATCTAAAAACCAATCTTTATCGTCGCTATCTTTTACTAACTCTGCATTGTAGTTATTAACGGTCTGAAGTATTAAATCGCCCTCATAATAAGTTGTTTCACCAACTTTCATATTAACTTCGCTACCATAATTGGGATTGGCAATTCTCTGAATCATATTGTTCAGTTGCACAGAACCACAATCACCAACATTTTTTGCCGTTAACACTTGAATGTCTTCAATACTGTTGCCATTGTCCAATAATTTTTTATACAAAGCAACAACATTTCTCGGAATTAATTCAGAGGCTAAATCAATAAACATATAGTCTTGATTGTCACCAAATACTGTTGCCTTAGCCTTCATATCTTTTGTTAGATATTCTTTACAACATCTTGCATCGGTTGCCACACGCATTAAACCGCCACTTGAATATCTAAAGATTTTATTTAGAGTAACAGTAGGAATTATATTTGCTTCCATAAAATCATGAAGCAAATTACCACAAGATACGCTCGGTAACTGTGCATTGTCGCCAATCATAAGAAGCTTTGTATACTTAAAATCAATTGCATCAAGTAGCTTCTTGAACAACCAAATATCAACCATCGAAAACTCATCGACAATTACAATATCACAATAAAGTTTATGTTCTTCGTTGTATGTCCAAGTGTTGGGCGGTATATAGCCTAAGCCTCTATGGATAGTTGAGGCAGATTCTTTGGTATTTTCATGCAAAACCTTAGCAGCTCGTCCTGTAGGTGACATTAGTTGGAAGGATTTATTATTATCTTTTAACATTTTAATCAATCCTTGCGTAGATGCAGTTTTACCACTACCAGCAAAACCATTCAAAATGGAGATGTTGTTTTTGCATACCACATCAAGAATCTGAACTTGTTCGTCGGATAATTCAAAGTCGCCTACCGCCCTATACTTCTCAATGTCATAGTCCCATACATTGTTTACATTATTAATATTAGTAAGAATTGTATCGGCAATATACTTTTCAGTTTCATAGGTTTTACGAAGAGCAACCGTTATATCCTCTTTATTATAATAAATATTATCGTCCTTGATAACATCAACAAAATGATTGGCACAAGCAGCTACTGTTTTTAAGCACTGCTGTCTAAGGTCAGCTAAATTCATATTGGTATGTCCTTCGTTCTCATTCTCTTCTAACAGATACAATACGCAAGATAAACATCTATCTGGAGAGGTCTTAACATCATAACCAAAATCTATAATGTTTTCTTTTTGCAACTGAAGAATAATACTGTCTGCCTTCTTAAATCCTATTTGCGAAATCTGAGTCAAGGTTGTATATGGATTTGTTTTTAATTTTTCTTTTAATTTATCTACAGAAGAATATTTGTCGTAAATTTTCTTAATCATATTCATTGACAAAACATTCTTAAACTCAATTACCAAATCCATAAGTATAAAATTTGAAGCGATTTTATCTTTTATTTTTTCAAATGTCTTTTGACCAATTCCTTTAAGTTTGGAAAAATCAACATCAGATAAGTCATTGTTTCTGATTTTTTGAATAATAGTTGGATAATTTTCGATTAAGGTTTTTGCCTGATTTTCTGTTAAAATTTCTGAGAGAAAAATATATGTTTCTTCAGCCGTTGTTGGTACATCTCGTCTCAGATTAATAACTTTATAACTTGTTCCATATTTATTTATTTGTTCTTCTGCCGTTATCTCATATTCAACGCCTAAAACAAGGTCTGACAATTCTCCTATAATTGACACATTTCCATAACGACTAAGTTTAAGCTCTGGATATTCGTTTTTATTAATATTAACGGCATATATTTTATAATCTGGAGTATTATAAATACATCTTTCGATTACGCCCTTGAATTTGTATTGCTTATTGTCCATTTACATCCCTCGTACTATTATCATAGCTAAATTCGCCAAAAAACTCTTCTTCCCATTCTTTTCTTTGTTTGATAGCATCCTCAAAATCAGAAAAGCTTTTTCTATATCGTTCTTTATTTGCCGATATTTCAACATACCATTTTTTATCTCTTTCACTCCAACGAACACCAGTGACTCCAGATGTATTGTCGTTCCTTACACCTTTGTTCATATTATTTTGAGAATATGTTGCTATTCTCAAATTCGATTTTCTATTGTCGTATTTTGCATCTTTATTTTTATGGTCTATATTTGGTACTTCTTTTAAGCTTGGTAGCCCCATAATAAGTCTATGTAATGTTAGTATTTTTTTACTATTAGAGGGGTAAGTAACTACATATCCATCGTTGTTGATGCACCAACAATAGTCCTTAATTAAATGATAATCTTCTAAATCGAACCAAAATTCTTCGTCTTTAGATGTATAACCGATACCATATTCACCAGATAAATCATATGCATTGTATTTTTTACTTCTCGCAATAATCATTTCTATATTGTGACAACCACAAGATTTAGAATGTCCCCTTTTAAGATTGCTGCCTAATACAATAACTTCATTACCGCAATCGCATTTACATAGCCATCGTACATGATGATGACCTTTTGGAGTTATATAATCTTCAGCTCTTTTTATAACTGTTAATTTGTGAAATTTTTGTCCCGTTAAATCTATAAATCTCCCCATTGTTACTTTATAACCTCATATTCAGCCATCACGACCCTCATTTCCTCGGAATCTACCCACTTATCTCCATCTTTAATTTTCTTATATTCATATGTAGTTACAGGCATATTGATTATTGAAAACAACCCAAATGGGCTTCTCTTAAATACTTCAGACCTATTAACTCTTGTATCTATTTTTTCGCCATCGCATATTCTATAAAGAGTGCAATATGGACGAGTTGCACTTCTACTATCGTCAAAATTTGTAACAATGTAATAATGTTCGGATATATCCTTATTAGTATAGTTTGCATATCCAAGGAATTCAACTTCAGAAGCAATCTGTTCCACTATGCCAAGCGATTCATTATTTATTTGACTACACAACTCCTTGATTAATCCTATGTTGTCAATATCACGATATTGGCTCGGAGTCTCTTTGCCAGAATACTTTGTCATAAGATATTCTGACACTCCCAACTCCTCCATTTTTTTCTTAGCAATAATTTTTGCATTAGCAAACTTATCGTAAATTTCATTTACGCCTAAAAGATATTTATTGTTGCCAAAATCAGAAAAGAAATTAAGTCGAATCAGAATATCAAGTTGTCTTGAATTTAAAGTCGTTTTTTCTTTTATATCTTTTAACAAGCTTATAAAAGAGTTATATTTGTTTTTAGCCAATTCTAATAACTCGTCAGCTATCTGAGCATTACAAAACTTAATACTGCTAATTCCTTTATAGATTGCTCCATTTTCTTTGTCCATAGTATAGAAACTACCAGATTTACCAAAGCGAATTGGCTTAATTTCGATATTGTTTCTCTTTGCATATTGCAATATTTCCAAACACTTATCTGAATCGCCCTCATAAATATTCAAGGCGGTTGTCACTGTTTCTAGCTTGTAATAACATCTTAACCAGCCAACAACATATCCAAGAAAACTATAAGGTGTAGCGTGGTTCAAAGAAAACAAATATGAACTTGCATCAATGATAACTTGAATAAAGTTTTCAATGAGCTTATTTGACTCTTCTTCGCCAACGCCATACTTTTCTTTCATAGTCTTATTAAAGCCTTCCTTAATCTTGGGTATAAACTTATCAGTACCAGTTTTCTTTGCAAAACCTCTTCGTACAATGTCGGCTTCGCCCATTGTATAACCACAAAAACTATGTAAGAACTCAATAATCTGCTCTTGATACACTAAGTATCCAAGTGTAGGAGCAAGGAATTTGTTTAATGCTTCGTGTCCATTATCACGGTATTCACCCCTTGATAGTTCATCACGATAACTCGCACCAGCAGGTCTAATAGCGCCATTTGCCATAGACATCAAATCTATATATGAGAAGTTTTCATTTTCTTCTTTTATCTTTGCAATTGTTTCGTCGCTAAGTAGCTGTTTAATGTAGTCACCAGCATATGACGATTCAAACTGAAATATCATTGTGCAGTCGTCTCTGATTTCGTCCCAAACCTTTTTATCATTAAATGAAATGTTATCTGGTGTAATTCTTTGAATACCAGCCAAATCGCAAGTTTCATTAATTAGACCTACACAATCGAGACCAAGAACATCAAGCTTAACAAATTGTAAACCGTCTAATTCCTTCATATTAATTTGAGAAATCATATTTTCGTTTGTCTTTGTGCTACACAAACCAAACCACTCGTCTATCGGGAACGGCGATACAACAAGCCCTGCTGGATGGTTGCCAATAGAAACGATTGTGCCCTTTACAATGTCTACATATTTGAATAGCTCTGGATATTTCTTTATATAAAATTCATCAATACAATCTTTTTTGTCTTCATCTTGATATACTGCATCGCTAATGGTCTGTGTTTCATCAACACTTAAGCCTAATGCTCTGCCGACATCTTTAATAGCACCCTTTAAAGCAATGGTATTAAAGGTGATAATATCACAGCAATACAAACCCTCTTTATTAAACAAGTATTCTCTTACTTTATATCTATCTTTCTTGCTCCAGTCCGTATCAACATCGGCAAGTGAAACTCTCTCCTTGTTCATAAATCGCTCAAAATTAAGACCGTATTTAATAGAATCTACTTCTGTAATTCCAAGCAAATATGCGATTATACTTCCACTAACCGAACCTCTGGAATAACCATAACTTACACCTTGTCTCTTTAATTCGGATTTATAGTCTTCTTCAAGTAACAGAAAGTCAATTGCACCATTGTATTTATAGGTCTCTAACTCATACTGAATCTTCTTTTTGTATTCATTAAAATTATTATACTTATCAACACCTCTATTTTTAATACCCTTTACAATCTTTTCTTTTAGAGCCTTTTCAGAATCGTTGTATAATTTAGGATACTTTTTCGAATAATCTAATTTAAATTCTTCGATAGAATTTGCCATTATATTAGTATTTTCAATGGCTTGCAAATAAATCTCTTCTGGCAAAGCACCCTGCTTTCTATATGCTTCAACCAATTCATCATATGTCTTAAAAGTTAAATCCCAAGATTCTTCGTCAGAAAAGAATACATTCTTAGCCTTTTGCAGAATACTTCTGCCCTCTATATGAGTATCGTTTAAGCAATGTGTATCGGTTCCTGCAATGAGCGGCACTCCTGTTTTTTGATGAATTGCATAAAGAATCTTATTATATGTAGCTTGGTCTGTGCAATTATGATGTTGCACTTCAAGATAGCACCTATGCTTATTTTTAATTAAGAATTTCAAAAACTCCGTTTTAAGATTGTTGTCGGCTTTGTTGATGACTCCGCCAAGACAAGCCGTAGTAATAATAATATTGTCCGATGTGGCATATAATTCATCAAAGCTAATACGAGGTGCATAATAATAATGATAATCTTCTCTATTAAAAGAATGAGAAATCATTTTGTTTAACTCTTTAACACCGTCATAGTTCTTTGCAATTAAAACACAGTGATAGTTATCCCTATGCTTGTTTTCAACATCTTTATCCGTGGTCAAATAAATCTCGGCAGCATGAATGTATTTCATTCCAGCAGCTTCAATTGATTCTTTCTTGTGAACCCACTCAAAGATGTTACCGTGCTCCGCAAAAGCCAAAGCGTTCATACCAAGAGACCTTGCATATTCTACATATTCTTTATATTTTGTAACAGAGTCAATGTTGGTAACTCCATTGGACAAATCAGAATGTAAGTGGTATACAGTGTAATTTTGACCATTATCCTTTGCAGTTTCTTGTATTTCTTTTTCGCCATTTAACTCTTTTAATTCTTTTTCTGCTTCTGTAAAATTGTCATAATGGAATACAATGCTATTGTCCTCTTTTTTCTTTATAACATAATGGTCATAATACTTATCTATAAAATACATTAGACATTATCTCCTATAACTTTAATTGTTATTAACAATCTCTTTATATGTATCATTTAATCTCTCAATGCTAAACTTGCACTGTTCTTCGGACAACTCACTGCCAATATAATTAAGCCCTAACTTGATACAAGCGACACCAGTAGTTCCAGTTCCATTAAAACTATCATAAACAATAGAATTGGGTTTTGCGTATATGCTTAACAGTTGTTCGCAAAGTTCAGATGAATAAGTCGCCTTGTTTAATTTATTTGCACCGTCATTATTCTTTGCTTCAATGAAATTAAAAATATTTTCATAGTAATTCTGTCCAGTTTTACTCTGGCTTTTAACTCGCTTATTTGCAATGAATGTTTTATATTCATCTTTTCTGCAAAATACAAAAACAAACTCACAAATCCTCGTAAGTTTATTATGACTAACATTATTGGGCAAAGCCGATTTCTTCTTCCATATGATTGTGTCAGCGATTGTAAAATTGGTTCTATTAATTACTTCGGCAATAGTTAAATACATCTGTTCTGGATTTTCATTACCATAAGACATATTATACAGAATACATCCATTCTTCTTAAGAATAGAATCATAGTGGTTGAAAATATCTATTGTCCAATCAGTATATTCATCTGTGTTTCTCTGTTCAAGATAGATGTCATATCTTCTTTCATAATTATCCATTCCTCTTTCAATATTACTACTATTTCTACCCGTGTTATACGGAGGCGATGTAAGTACGATATCTACCTTCCCGCCAGCCTTATTAATTTTTTTCATTGTCTGTAAACAATCTTCGTTGTAAATCTTAAACATATGCACCTCAACTTATTTTTATAACCTTAATACTTATAATTATAAAAGACACTAATCTCTTACGCTGATATTATATCACAATATTATGTCATTGTCAAGTACTTTTCAGAAAATTCTTTAAATTTTTTATTTTTTATTCTGTCGGCAATGGATACATAATTATCGGCGCACCTTCTCCAAAATAAGGTATTGCTCTCAGGGTGTTGCACTCAATCCATTCAATTGCTTCTGTATCAGTCCAACCCTCTTCTTCCATCAGCCATTCTATCATCTTCTCAAAATCATAAACCGCTCTGCCATCTTCTGTAACGCCAATAAGAGCATCATCATAACTATAATCAGTTAAATATTTAATGCCTTCATAACCGTATTCCAACAATCTTTCTTCTGCGTTCATTCTTTACCTCTTAAAACCTTTATTTTATGACCAGTCATCTTCTCTGTTAATCGGATGATTATTTTTGTATTCATCTAATTCCTTAAGAATACCTCTATAGTAGTCCGTAGCATTTTCATTACCATCCTTTGTTTCTTTGACATCTTGGCAATGCAAACACCTATAGTCGCTTATACAAGCGTCCACTTCATTGTCCAACCTCTTTACGACCATATCTTTTGAGTATAGTCTTCCACAATCGCAACAAACCCTTAAATCATCTTCTTTGATACCAAGCTGTTCTTCAATCACTTTGCTTAAATCTCCAAGAATAAAACCTCGTTCAATCAACATCTCTGCAAGTTCGCCATCAAAAATATCTGAATCATACCAAGGAAGAGTTCTCCAATAATCTAACAACACTTCTTTATGAGTTAACAAACAAGCCTTGCCAAAAGCAGCAAACCAACCGCTTGTAGATGTATTCATTGGAATACCGTCTTCTGCAAAAATTCCTAAACTATAATACTTGTGAATTCTGAATAACTGATTGCGAAACTCTTTCAAAAAGTCATCTGTAATTAAATTTTTAATATCTTGCGGAATTGTATATTCAATACAAACGCCATCTCCATCTTTTACTATTGGCATATAAATCTCTTCCTTTCTGTGTATTAAAATCTTTGTTTTATAATCTCTCTTCGTATTCATTTACTAATGAATTAATTTTCTTCCAGCAATCAAGACAAATATGGAACGGTTGAGAATGTAATCTAAATGACCTCAAATAAACAATGTCTTTGTCTCTTACATTTTCATCACACACTTTGCAATTACAATCTCTTGTACATTTTCTGATTTCCAATTCATTAAAACTATCTACGAAATCATATTTCATATATCTTTCCCTCTTACCAATCATAATCATAACTTAAATAATATCCTTCGTCTGAAAGCTCTTTAAACCATTCGATTCTATGTCTCATATCAACTTTGTCAACATCAGAGTTTTCTAAAATTTTAGCACATACCTCAGACATTACTTTTGGCTTAATTAAATCTGGTTCATCATCATTACTGCGATTAAGTGTTTTAACATATGGTATGCTGATACCTCCATACTTTTCTAACAAATCTTGTACTTTGGTAATATTGCCAGCAGAATGAGAAGTTGAACTTCCATCAAGATATTTTAATTCGTACCAGTCGTACCAATGGTATGGCTCACAATGTATGATTTCATACTTTTTAAACCAATTAAACCCAGTGCTCATAATTACCTCTCAAAAGTTAGTTTTCTGCGTACTTACCGCTTCTTGCTACAGACTCCAAATTGCCCTTTAATACATCGTCCATAAATTTTTGACTATAATCTGCCTTATATGCAAACCTACCAACGAAATATACAAAACACTTTTGATTACAGTTTATAGGAACGAATACATAAGTTCTTGCAGATGTCATTGCTTGACCACCGATACCGCCAAAGCCTAAAGCCGTACTGCCCCATATTTGTTCAAA